TTACTTTTGTAGCAACTTATTCCTATCGGTAAGCGATTCTATTGTTTTGGCAACTTCTTTCGAGTTCCCCTCTAAGCCGAAAAGATCGTCAATCTTGAACCAATGCGCAATGCCGCTGACAAGATTCATAATGACATCCCCAGCGTCTTTGAATAGCGAGATGATTAAGTATGGCAATTGCTCTATGATTGAATTTATCGAATCAATAAGTTTCTCCATCATTGTGTCGATAAATTCAGTCGGAGCATCACCCATTGCGTCAAGAATCTGTAGAATCGCACCGACAATACCGCCAGCTTTACCGCCAAGTTCGCTAAGGGCTTTCCCGATACCATCAGAGCCTTTGAACAACGATGTGACAAGCTTCGTTATCCCGTTCGCGAAATTATACAACGAGCCGTTTGACATCTCGTTGAGATAGTTTGTGAAATTGCTGATTCCGTTCGCTGCCTTGCTGACACTTGTGCTTAGATTGCTGCTTGTTTCATTAACTTCTTGCTGAGCGTTCTGCATCTCTTTGCTGATGTTGCTCGCGCCGTTCAGCACGTAACGTTGTCGGTCGGAATATCTGCATCTTCTTGTTGTCGTAATTGCCATCGATGATTTTTTGGAAGTTGGTCGGCAACACACACCAATCGATCGTAGCAATCCAGCCTCGCTGGTTCTTGCCGTTAAGGAAGTCGCTTGCTACCGCTTTACGGATCATCTCGAAGAAGACTTCCTCGCCATATTCTCGGCAACGAGCAGAGATATGCTTGCGACGTGTTGATTTGATGCCACGGATTTTGGGAATCACCGAGTGTCGCTCTACAAGTGCAGTGTTCCACGCATCCAAAATTCTTAAAAAATCAATTTTGGGTTCTTGCGAGTCAATCTTCGCATTTGGCGAAGTTGACCCAAAAGAGTTTATCTCTTTTGTATTTATATTTTCATTGTTATTGTTATTGTTATTGTTATTGTTATTAGGTTGTTTTTGGTTGTTTCTCGGTTGTTTTTTGGTTGTTTCTCGGTTATCTTTTGGTTGTTTTCGGGCGTTTTGATTACCTATCGGCGCGCCCCCTTTGCACCCATTTTCAAAGCGTTTGTTGTTTGCCTCAAGCTGTGGGCGAATAAGCGTCCACAAGACTTTTTCAATGCCTTCAAAATGAGGTTCAACAAGGTCTAATCCGTAATTGATAACCGCTTCGTACATACGTAGCCGAACGTCTTTGTCTAAAGCGTTAAAAGCATCCCGAAACGACCGATAGAAAATGAAAGTTTCTCGTTCCATACTCTATGCTTTTTTATCGTTCCGCTCAGCGTCGATTGATGGTTTTGCCACAGCGAGAAGCACTCGGATTTCCTGTGGTAAGTCCCACTCTGGTTCAGATCCGAAAAACGCATAATTGGCAATTGCACAGATAGCATCTAATTGATATTCTTCATCGATACATTCTATAGCGTCATACCATTCCTTGCGAAAAGTAAATTCATTCATAATTCTTCATTTTTTCGAGTTTGTTTATCTCTTTAGTTAGCAATCGCACGGCGTTAGCAAGTCGTGGTTTGGTGGCAATCAACTCTGTCGGTATAGAACTGATGACAATGCGTGCGCACCGAATAATCGTATCTCTCATATCGTTAGGAATCTGTTGCATAATAACTAATATGGTTTTTTGGATATGTCAATCTCTTTCCCCGATGATGCGATATATACAGGCTTGCCAGTGTGTTCTCTAACTTGTTTCGCAAACATCGCAGCATCTGAGTTCGTGGCTGACAGATGCACAAGTACAATGCTGCCGCATTCCGACAAGTCTTGTCGGTCAAGGGTACGAAGTGTTTCCGATAATTCCATGTGAGAGTTCATAAGCCTTGGGCGCATAGCTTCTTGCATAAGCCCGCTTACGATGTTCTCTTGCAATATCTCGTCCGAATAATTCGCCTCAATCAATATCGTATTCAAGCCGTCAACAACATACGGGAATGCAATTGTATCAGTGACAAAAAGCATTTTGCCTATCTCTGCGTGTCCGACGATGAATGCAAAGCATGGCACGTCGTGTTTGACATCTAACGGAATCACTCTGAATCCACCAACGGCATAGCCGTGCCGCGCTTGGATCTCTCGAGTGAAAGATTTTCCGTAAAGTCCCTTTGCACGGAGAGTGTCGGCAGATGCAAAAACTGTCACCCCAGAAGTCGCCAAAGAAGTCGCGTGTCCCGCGTGATCATTGTGACTATGCGTAACAAACGCTCCCACAACATTGCTTAATCGCCAACCAAGCGCGCGCTTGATTCTTGACAGACGTATTCCGCATTCAATTATCAATGACTCATTCCTTGTTTCAAGGACATAGCAATTGCCGTTTGACGAACTTCCGAGGATTTTCAGTTTCATATACAAAAATGATTAAATGGTGATATTCTGCTTTGTCGGTAATTAATACGGCGCTTCTTCTGATGCTGGTTCTTGCGTTTGAGGAGCATCGGCGCTTGATGATGTTTCGGGGACATCGTCAAATTCAACCGCTGTAGTGTCTATTATCTGTACATCGCTATGCTGTGCGGCATCACGTTGTATAGATGCCTTATCGCTGTCGGCATCGTCTTCTTTGCCATCGTACAGCCACGCATCGTCAGATGAGTTGATTATCGCCTTGCACGCACGTCCAATGACGGTTTTTTTCGCCATCTCTTCAGCGAAATTCTTATGCGCTGGGCTATTGCCTTTCGTCGCACCTTGCCCCCACGCTGCTCGTATCTGCTGCATAGACATAATGGTAACCTGTGTCGTTCCGTCTGCAAGCGTCACAAGTGCGTATGCTCCCTTTATTTTGGAGTTGTCAATGTTCTCGAGTTTCTGCGAGTGTTTGACAATTGCCACTTTCGCAGTCTTTGGATCAATCTCATACTGAAAATCGTCTCCATCGTAAATGACATTAGCAACAGGTTCGGACACCATTCCGCCCGCACGTTTAGCAAGTGCGATTGTGCCGAAATAACTGCGTTGGAATATCAGTTTGTTCCCATACATGATGAAATATCCTTGTTTCTTCGACACGCTCAATCCTTGCAAGACCATATCAAGAAGGCTGTTTGCAATGGACTCTTTTGTGCATATCTGCAACGCTTTGTGATGCTCCTTATCTTCAACTTCTTGAAGCGCAAGCCACGCACTCTTCATGTGGTTCTCTACAGAGTAGTTCTTCGGTAGAATCATGCTGCCGTCTTTCTGAAATTGCTCGATTCGCGACAATACTTGTTCGCTGATGTTCTCAAACTTTTGGATGCTGGTTTTCTCGTCTTTCTTTTCCATTTCTGTTTAGTTTAATTAGTCTTCGTTGTTTTGATAAATAAAAATGAATGCGCCACTCTGCGGTTGATTCTTTTTCCGTTTCCGTGGCAAGGGAGGGTATGGTTTATTGATACTTTTCATCTTCTTCGATTTTAAGCGTGGAGCATCGAGAGTCCACGATTAGGTTGATAATCTGTGATTGAGTAGGCAAAATGCTGGTAACGCTTTCTCGGTTGTCAATCACAATCGGAGCGGAACATTTTTTCTCTCTACAAATGGTGTTAATGATGTCTATTCCAGCATTGACCTTCATTGCGTTATTCAAATCCGAGAAAGGTACACCATTCACCATCGCTTCACAGGTTTCTACTTCTCCGCCATTGACTTGTTTCTCAAACATTTTGAATTTGACGATTTCAAACATTCCGTTTATGCGTTCTTCTATGTGTTCGATTTGTGCTTTACGGAATTGCTGAATTGTATATTCTGTTTTTTCAAGCTCGGCGAGAGCGTTTTGTTGGGTGCGGTATTCGTCCTCGAGTTCGGCGATACGTCTTAGTGTTCTACCGATAATGTCACGGACTTGCATCTGCGTTTTAAGTTCGGCAATTTTGCCGAGCAATTCTTGCTTGCGCTTATATACTGCATCAGTATCTACAATGCCTGCCTCTGCCTCTTTTGTGCGGATTCTATCGCTTAACGCTTGCAGATCTTCGCGCATTACCTTGATGTCCGCTTGTTCGGCAACGATACGTTGGTAGTCTGGTTCTATCGGTTCAACTCGGAATCTGTCTGAGTTTTCTATCTCGGCAATATCTGCGTCGTAGGCAAATACCTTGTCGTTCGCGCTTTTCAGTTCGGATTCCTTAGCAATGATTGCGGCTTTGTTTTCGAGCCCTTTGTTTTTATTGTTTTCAAGTTTTTCGGCGTGATCCGAGTTGAACGCATTACGCATCTGCTCTATACGAGCATCAATATCGTCAGCTTTAAGTTTCTGTCCGCAAGTGGGGCAAACAAACACATCACGGTCGGGCGCCACAAACTGCTCGTTCTTCAGTGCGTACCACTCATTGAGTAATTCAGCGTGACGTGTCTTCAGTGTCTGCAAATCGTGTTCAAGGCGCGGAATCGTTATCGACATCAATTGACGCTCGTTGCGGAGCGTTTTCACTTGCGCCTGTACAGTCTCATAAGCGCGCTTCTTGTCGTAATATTCGCGGTGGGAATTATTTATAATCTCGTTCTCTGCATCCGCTTTGGCACTCGCCTTCTTGATGTAGTCCTGCTTCATTTCCGAAACGTCGATTAAACGCATCTCGTTTGCTTTGTTTATATCGGCAATCTCAGCATCAATCGCGCTTACTTCGCTTTGTAGCTTGTCGATTTCTTGCTCTATAGCATCCCAATCGCGCGCCTCGGGCATTGATCGATTACACTCATCGATTCGCGCAGGAATGCTCTCTACGCTGTCTTTTACTCTGCGTTTTTTGGCAACGATTTCACGCTTATATTCGTCAAGTGTTTTGCCTGTCAGATTGCGGAGTAATGCGGCGAAATCTTCATTTCCACCAACGATGTCTTCTTCGTCGATATTGCCAGCGAGGTCAAACAGCATTGCTCGCTGTGCGTCTTTTCTCTGCGCTGTGAAATACCACGGATTAGTGATGAGCTTGAATAGTTGCTCGTCGCAAATACCGCTGATTTTAGCATTGTATTCGGTCACAGATGTAGGCACGTCGTTCCAATAGCATTCCAATAGGTTTCCCGAATATGTTTCCTCTGCGCTGCCACGCTTCTTTGTCCATTTCTCTACAAGACATTTGCGGAGCGTGATTTCTTCTCCGTTGATGCGTAAAACGCCTGTGACTTCGTGCGGAATGCGTGGAATCACATTGCCTTGCTCGTTGTAGGTCTTAATGCCGAAGTCCTTACGATCGTCACTTGATTTACTGAAAAGCAACCATCTGAACGCGTCAAACACCGTCGTTTTTCCGCTGGCATTCGCGCCGCGAATGTCTGTTTTTCTACCGAAATCAATTTCAAGGGAGCGAATACCTTTGAAATTGGTGAGTGATAATTTGGTTAGGATTATTTCTTTCATTTTAAAAAAAGATTTTGAAAATTATTTATCTGTGAGTTAAGCAATACGTGTTTGCCTCCGCTCTTAGTTCTTCGTTCGTGCGTTGGCGGTTACGGAACATCCATTCGTCGATTTCACTGCGCTTGAAGACCAGTTTTCCACCGCGTGGCTTATATACAGGTATTTCCCTGTGACAGACAAGCGTTAGCAATGATGACCGTCGGTAGCCTGTGTATGCGACGACATCTTCAAGCGTCATTAGTTCCTTTTTTGAGTTGGCGCAAATCAGCGCCTCGAGCGATTCAATTTTCTTCGTCAGAATCGCGATGCTGTTCGTTATGTCCATAGTCTCTTTCTGTTATGTAGTAAAAAGGGTAGGCAAGTCCAGCGATGCCCATAATAACGGCGATTATAGAGCCGTTGAATGCTGCTGCAATAAGTAGTGCTATGCCTATTATTGTCATCACGACCGTCATCAGAGTTGTAGCGGCTGAAAAGAAATCATCGTTCATTGTTCTTCGTTTTTAGTCGGGAATAATTCGCTTGCTGGGATTCCAACCGTATCTTCAATGACTTTCTGTGTCAGTTTGTCAGGAGCGGATCTCTCTGTGAGCCATCCGCGGACGGTCATCTCACTCTTTTTTGTGGCTTTTGCCAGTTGCTCAACCAACTCTCGTCTTGGTGAGCGAGGGCTGAGCCCTAAATAAAATTTCTTTAATGTCATTCTCATTTTTTGCTATTAATTATGTATTTATGTTTTTCTTGACTTGTAATGGTTGCTCTTTGAGTTTAAGAGCAACCACTCTTGCCAGCTTATCTTACTTCGTCGTCATTGCATATAAGGACATCCCCACAGATGTAGTCGCTTTTGTAGATTGCCTCATACTCTTTGGCTATCTTCGTCGCTTCGTGATTGTAAGTGCAACAAAACTTTCCTTCATCGTTTGCTACCATAATTTCGTTGTCTGTAAGGCGCAAGACTTCAATATATCCTCCGACGATTTTCTGAAGTTCTTCAAGTTGAAAGTCTGTTCCGTTCTGTGGAGTGACTTCCACGATTGTTCCGTCTGTTTTTATAATTTTTGCCATAATCGTTGTTTTTTTCATAATTTTTTGTCGTTTTGCAGTTTAATAATTACATTTGCGCTGTACTTATGTTATTTGTACACTGCAAAGATAATATAATATTACATATCGTGCAATATTATATTGCAAATACATTTGTTATTTAACTTTTTTTAATGATATGGATATACCAACAAGAATACAGAACATAATTAACTACTCCCATAAAAGTATTCCCCAATTAGCGGCAGCAGTGGGTTTTAAAACGCCACAGACAATACGCTCACTTCTTAAAGGTGATACGAAAACAATATCTGACGCTGTTGTTTTAAAACTAACATCATATTACCCAGAAATTAATAAAGAATGGCTTCTCACAGGTGAAGGCGAGATGCTGAAGCCGACCGAGGGTGTCGCTCCAAGGGATGCAGTACCGCTCGAGGATGTGGGTCGGCAAGGTAACACGGATAATACACTTGACCGACTATTGACGATGATGGAGAGACTGATTGAGCAAGGCGATAGACAGACGAGAGTTGCCGAAATCAACGCTGAAGCGAACAAACAAAACTCTGATAATCTCGCCCGACTTATCGAACGCTGGGACGCAATGCAAGGGAACTCCCTATCACACAGGCAGGGTGTCGGATAATCCACCTTGCCCCATTTTGTCAAACAAGAAATATGCGTGTCGTCTGCGACGATTGTCCAGCATGAGAGTCGCGATGTAGAGAATTTAGATGGAAGAGAGAAAATGAGAAGAAAAAAAACAACGAACAAACTGGATAGATTTGATTTGAAGGATTCATCGGGGATTGACAAAGATGTTCCGTTTTGGGCAACGCTTTTGCCGCTACTCTTCCTTGTCGAATCTATTTTATCAATGTTCGCTGAAAATTATTAACCAATATATAATTTTATGGTAGGAATATCAGTTTTAGCGGGCATAATCGCCCTTGTTTTTGCTATTGTTTTTTATGTAAAGTTTTTCCAGATGGCAGCCGACATAAACCGAATGTCTCGGCTCATGGAGGAGTTGGCGAAGAAAAATAAAGCATCACTTAAAAAGGAAACACCAACGGAGCAGTCGCAAGAATCTGCTTCGGATTCTTCTGTAAATACAGAAGAATCCACGAAAATAACGGAATCAACATCGGAGAATAATGATGTATTTCCTAAAATTGGATGGATACCGATTTTTGTCGTCGTAATGATTCTTATTTTTGTTTTTGTCTTTGTCAACAGATAAATCTATGTATATACATATTATCCAAACGTTGGCTAAGTTTACGAAACATCGCAATATCGACTTGAACGAATTGCGCCAACTCCGTCTGCAAACTCAGTTTGCTATCGATCGAAAAGAAATTATCGGGCAGTCAGCAAAGGACGAATATGCCGTTCTTGCCGCTCTTGATGATGTGTATTATAATGACACTACCGCCAATGAGTAGACGGAGAGTGTATCAGCAAGCGACACTTGATGTGCAACGCAGATTTTTCGATACCGTCACTGAACTTGTCGCAAGTGGAGTGATTATCGGCGGAGTCGCTGGGTATTGCAATACAGCGAAAATCGAGAATAGCCATTATTACGCGCAACGAAAAGATCCACAGCGAGGATTTTTTGAAATTGCATGGATAATGCCATTGATTACTATCTACGGCATATCGCCAGTGTGGATGTTGCTCGGCAAAGGAAAAAAGTACAAAACGATTAGAAACACAACTAACTATGAAGAAAAGACTTCTTGTGATAGTGCTGTTGGCACGCCGTCTATATGAATAAAAACAAAGAAAAACACACCAAAAAATAAGCGGATGAACAATGATTTTGCGGCGAAAAAGTTTGCTATTTTGTAAACTTTTCTGCATCTTTGCAGTGTTGAAAACAAACGATAACGATGGCAGCATTCCAACTCATATTATTAGACGAGGCGAAAAAATTCCTCGACAACATTCCTCAAAATGCGCATAAGAAAGTGCTATACAATATGTGGAGAGTGTCTGGTGGAGAGAAAAACATTGAGCTATTTAAGAAATTGGAGAAATCTGAAATTTGGGAATTTCGCACATTATACAACGGAATAGCATATCGACTTTTCGCTTTCTGGGATACCGAGGAAAAGACATTGGTGGTTGCCACTCACGGAATCATTAAGAAAACGCAAAAGACTCCAAGCAAAGAGATAGCGAAAGCAGAAGCAATAAGAAAAGAATATTTCAAAAATAAATAATTATGGAACAGAGAGGAAATCTGAAGCTCTACACGCTCGAAGAAGTTACGGATGAAATCATCGGCAAAAAAGGAACTGCCGAACGAGACGAATTTGACAGGGACGTAGAGGAAGCATTGAAAGCCTACCAACTCGGGGAAACCATAAAAGAGGTACGCAAAGAACAAGACCTCACACAGGAGGCTTTGGGTGAAAGAATAGGGGTCAAAAAGGCGCAAATAAGCAAAATCGAAAATGGGCAAACGATGACTTTGCGCACAATGAGCCGTGTGTTCCGCGCCCTCGGCATCACGTCTGGAGAACTGCTTCTCAGCAACGGGCAGAAACTTCAACTTTGGTAACCGCTACTTCTTCAGTGCGTCGGAAATCTTAGCCACTGCCGCTTGCTTGTTCTTGTCAAGGACTTTCGCATAAATCTGCGTTGTGCGAATGTTTGTATGTCCGAGCAATTTGCTGACGGTGTAGATGTCAGTGCCGATGTCGAGCATCATAACTGCGAACGTGTGCCGTCCCGAATGGAATGTGATGTGCTTATCAATGCCTGTGATTGGCATTATCCGTTTTCTGAGCGCGTTGTTGGCGTGCATTGATGATGTCAGCGCGAAAACCATCTCTGATGTTTTTGGTTGACGATTAATGATTTCAACAGCTTGTTCGTTGATGTCGAGATATTCTTGCTGCCGAGTTTTTTGTTGTTCGAATGTAATCCGCGTAAAGCCGAATTGCGTTGAAATGTTCGACCACTTCAGATTGCGAATATCGACCCATCGTAATCCTGTAAGGCACGAAAAAACAAAAGCGTCCTTAATAGATTCATAGCGTGGATGACACGGACTTGCAATCAACAAGCGCAATTCGTCAATTGTTAGAAACGCACGTTCCTTTGGGTTGACTTTTGGTAATTCTCGGATGGTTGGAATATCATCTTTAGAAATGATGTGGTCGCGTGCTGCTGTGTTAAGACTCGTTGTGAAGATAGAAATAAGATGATACACCGTACTTGGATTCAGCGAACGACCTGTGCGCAAAGAAGTTGTAGATAACAGATATTTTACAAACCCGTTCGCCCACGATGAAGTGATGTCGTCAAAAGTGAGCGATTCTGCCCTCTTGTCGTAAAGCTTGATTTGATGCAAACACGTCATCCAGTTTCTTTTCGTGCTGATAGTGCGTGATGGACTGCTGATAAGTGCGCGGAAATATTCGCAAAACAATACTGTCGGACGCTCGCCATCAAGACCGAACCGATCGTTCCGCGCGTCAAGAATCCGCTTCGCGCATATTTCTTCAGCAAGCCGCATTGTTTCTCGGTTTCGTTGTTTGTCAGCCCTCGTTCGTTCTGGTTCCAGGAAAAGCCCAAGCGTTTCGTTATGCCGCAAGCCGTTGCTTATCACATCAAGATATAGCCGTATGCGACCGCTCGGCAACTCTCGTTGGCGTAAAGTAATTGATGTTTTCTTCTTCATTTTGCGTCGTGTGTTTATAGATTTTCCGTGCAACAAAAATACAACAAAAAAACCAAAAGGAATCAAATAAAAACAAACAATCTGCAAATTTGTACGCTCTGTATATCGTTAGTTTTGTTGGTTTTGTGTGTTTCAGTCTGTTTTGGTTTGATATGCGAAATCTTTGCATTACTTTTGTATACAACTAAATCAAACGAT